TATTTATCACTAGACACTCATAATTTTCAGTGCATTGGTCCATCACCTGACAAAATGATTCAAATGTCGGAAACATACCCGCATAATTTTCATAAATACGCTTTCTATTTGCGATATAAGGTTCTCTCAAAATGAAGACGTAATCAATGTTAGTTCTAAGCGTTGGAGGGACACCTAAAGGATATTGCATTGTGATGACTAACATGACCTTCCAATGACGTCCATTCATAAATAGAAGTCGCATCATCTTATCACGCGCCCACGTATTGTCGTATAAACAATCATCTAAAATTACGAATGTTCTAGGGTCAATAGTGCTACGTTTAAATTGTTCCATTTCTTTTTTTATTTGCTTTAATACACCACGTTGTCGCTTTAAGATGTTTTCAATAATTGCAGTATTATATTCATTATGTATAAACAATTTTGGCACCAACTTGCCATAAAAACCGTTACCTTCTTCTGTTCCGGAAATAACGGTTCCGATAGGAATGTCCTGATGATAATAAAGTAAATCTCTTACTAAATACGATTTACCTGTGTCACGACGACCAATTAATACAATTACTGGACCTTTAGACTCATTTGGTTTAAAACTAATGTTTTTCATATCAAATCTTTTTAATTCTAGATTCATTTTATTATACTACATATAAAAATATTATAATTAGTTTAAACGTAAATATTGCCCTTTCCTAAAATATTAAGGATTATTTATAGCTTTGTAAAAATAATAAGTTAAATATAATTATAATTTATATTTTAATTAGCTAATGACAATTTCTGTAAACTACCAGAAAAGAAAGAACAACAATCTGTTCACTAAGTTCCAAACTAACAAAAATATTAATCTAATGAATGTTCAAAATTATATTCCTATTTACGATAGATTTTTTTCATTGAACAATACCAATTGGAATTCTATTAATCTAAATCACTATTGGGCCATTGCAGATATTAAGGATAATAAGATTAAGGATGATGAAGAACATATTTTTACATGTAAACTTAAAAATATTTCAGACGATGATGACCTATCCACTAATCAAAAAGTTTTCATTAAAATGGCTCCTCTATTGGACCCATTCAAATATGTTGTAGGTAAATATAATCATAATGACCCTGAACTATTTAATATGCCATCATTTGATAAAACTGTTAAAGTTCATCCAAAAATTAGCGACCCTAACAATTCTTCTTTTATTGATGGGTTTTTCTCATTCTTAACTAGTAAAATTTTACACGAACATCAATTTATTCACGGTCTCGATTATTATGGCTCTTTTTTGGCTGTTAAAAATGATTATAAACTTAACATTATAGATGATATCGATTATCTAATCCAATCTGAATTTTTTATAAAACAAAAAAATATTTTATTCAAAGTTGAAGATTATTCGCATTTAATTACACCTGATGAGAAAAAACCATTACAACCCTTGAAAATTTCATCCAGTTTAAAGTCTATTATGTCTGTTAATTCTATTGATGATACTATGTTTGAGAATATTTTCGATAAATCATTTATTTCTCCTTCTGAACATCTCTCGCTTGATGATGTTAAAACAATGGGCGTCGACTTGGTGGATATCACTAATTCAAATGATTTTGATGTAACTAATCAAAAAAAATCAGAAACTCTTAAATCCGGATCAACTTGTTCATCTAGAACATCCCATACAAACGATAATGATTTAAGTGAAGACGATGAAACTAAAGATGATGAAACTAAAGATAATGAACATTGTGAGAGTATTGTTAGCAAAAGTTCTAATTCTGAATTTAATAACGCAGATGATAATGCAGATGATAATGAGAAATGGGAAGATGAATCAAGTGAAACTAATATTGAAGAAGAAACTTTAATTCTTACTTTTCCAAAATTTCCAGTTCAAGTTATATGTATGGAAAAATGTGAAAATACATTAGATGACTTGATTATGAATAATGAATTATCTGACGATGAATGGTTTTCAGCATTAATGCAAATCATTATGATTCTTATCACTTATCAAAAAATGTTTTCCTTTACACATAATGACCTCCATACTAACAATATTATGTATATTCCTACTAACAGAAAATTCCTCTACTATACTTATAAAAAAAAGACATACAAAGTTCCTACTTTTGGTAAAATTTATAAAATCATTGATTTTGGTCGTGCTATATACAAATTAAATGGTAAGGTTTTTTGCAGTGATAGTTTTCAAACTGGTGGAGATGCCGCTACACAATATAATACCGAACCTTATTTTAATGAAAAGAAGCCCCGCTTAGACCCTAACTTTAGCTTTGATTTGTGTCGGCTTGCATGTTCTATTTTTGATTATCTTGTTGATGATTTTGATATGATTAAGAATATTAATGACTGTTCTCCATTAGTTCAACTTATTGTTGAATGGTGCATTGATGATAATGGTGTAAATGTTTTATACAAAAATAACGGCGTTGAGAGATATCCTGATTTCAAGTTATATAAAATGATAGCGCGTTATGTGCATAAACATACACCTGTAGCTCAACTAGAACGCAAAGAGTTTTGCAAATTTATTATACCTAATAAAAATATTCCAAAAGCGGAACCAATAATTAATATTGATGAATTACCGTGTTATTTCTAAAATTTTAATTTAGATGATTATTATAAAAATTAATAAAAAATATTATTATATAATAATATAATAATATGGACAAATATGGTTTTATCATTACAAGACACGTTAACTCAGAAATTACAAACAGATATTGGAACCAAAACGTTAAACTTATAAGAACGTTTTATCCATTGAGACAAATAATAATTATTGATGACAACAGTAAACCAGAATTTGTTAAAGCAGACCATCAATACAAAAACTTAACTGTAATACAATCCGAATATCCTGGACGAGGCGAGCTTTTACCATACATTTATTACTTAAAATATAAATGGTTTTCTAATGCTGTAATTATACACGATAGTTTATTTATTCATAAAAGAATTCCTTTTGAACATTTAAATATACCAGTTTTACCGTTATGGCATCACGAATATGATAAAGATCATTTAAATAATTTATTAAGAATATGCTCAGTGTTAAGTAATAAATCAAAAATTATTAAAACAATAATGGGTTCTGAGCTAAATGTTCTTGGAATGCAAAAAGATAAACATTATTTATGCTTTGGTGGACAATGTTACATAAATCTTAACTTCTTGGAATCATTAGAAAATAAATATAATATAACAAAATTAGTAAATGTTGTTACAACACGAACTGACCGTTGCGGATTAGAACGAATTCTAGGTGTATTATTTTGTGAAGAATTTTATAAACTAAAAAATTTTAAATCTTTATTTGGAGATATATTAACCAAAAAATCAGCATATAATTATACATACAACGATTATACAAGGGATGTTAAAAGCGGTATAGTGCGCTATCCTTTTGTAAAAGTGTGGACTGGTCGTTAAAATGGCGGATTATCTGTAAATGCTAATGGAGAAATAGGTGCAACTGTTTCATTAATTACCGGATTTAATTGATTTGAAATAAAATCACCGGCAATTACACTTACATAAACTAACAAGGCATCTCTAATTAATATCTTTAATGGTTTTGGTTCCTTGTCAATATATCTCATTTCTAAGAATTTTGCTATAAAAAATATAACAGATATAATTCCGGCTACTAAAAATATATTATCCATTTTACAATATATTTTTAGTTTTCTAAATGATTAATAACGCATATCAGAAAACTACGTTTTCCTTAATTTTTATTTCCAATTTTCTTGATATAAACTATGTTTTTCTCTTACTTCGTTACAACTTTTTCTAAAACTGGATAATTTATGCTAAAATTTCAATATCATCTAACAACAAATCTGGTTCTAATTTAACATCAGGAGGATTAATTATATGAACATCTAATGCATTTAACGATACATCTTCATTTGATATATTTAATTTGTCATCATCGTCTTCCTCTTCCATCTTCCTTTGTATATTTCTTAATGCGCTAATTTCCTCTAATCTTTCAATCGTTTTTGGTGCATTAATTAGTTCTTCTGTTCCATTTTTACCCATAACTGAATCAACGTCATTAAATTTTAAACCTACATTTCCCCCTTCTTTTCCTTCAAAAATAGATTGGCTTTCGGTTTTTACGTCGGGTTTTTCAATAATTTGTTCCTTAATTTCTTCCACAACATCTTCTTCTACTGTTTCGTCCATATAAGCTCTTAAGATGCTTTCAACTGGGATGCTTTCTCTTACTGCGTTCAAAACACATTCTTGAACAATTATTTCTAGTTCTCTGTTGTGCTTTTGAACTTGTAATGGTGGTGCATTTAATTCAAATAGGTAAACATTTTTGTAAATCTTTCTTGCCACATTTACGTAAGCCTTATGAATAAAATCATCTAGCTTTGGTATGTTTATATCTATCTTCTTTTGTTTTTGTCCAACACGCATAGCAGTTAATAATTTTAGTTGAATAATGTGAATACATGTGACTAATTCTTCTAAATAGGAACACCCGCTCCTTTCAATAATTCGTTTTCTTTCATTTTCAATAATATTTACATTCCACTTTGGTATTCTAGTAATTAAGTTTTGAAAAGTCATTAAATACTTATCTGTTTCACCATTTTCTTTGCACAGTTTATACGATTCTTCAAAAATAGACTTAAACCCTTCGATTATCAAAGGCGTCAAAATAGTCAACAAACGGGCTCCCCATTCATTCTTTGATTCGTGTAATGAACTAACATTGAAATCATCCATAATGTAAATATTTGATGTTAAAATTTCATTATTTAAACTAATTTATCATTTTTCTAAATTTCTAGAGGGGGCATTATATGGAATTTTTGGTCGTCTTAATTAATATTTCTGTGATGTGATTGATTATGCTCTTGTTTTTATACTCATTATATTGGTAGTATTTTTCAGTCAGCAACTTCAAAGTACAAAAGTGAATTGGTTTTCGATTTTGGACATTTATAAATGTCCATTTTTGGAAAACCGAAAAAACTTTTAAAAAAAAGTTGCGAAAACCGACTTGTGACCAAAATGCTCTCATTTTCATTTTTGTGTTATTTTTTTTGTGATGATATATTTTTTTTTATATTTTTGTAAAACGATTTAAAAATAAAATGTCCAGCTACTTTAGGAAATAAATGGAAATTTATGGAAATGAAAAAGTATGCTCGATTTTTTACTGTAAAAACTGTGACTACTCTACTAGCAAGAAATCAAACTATGATAAACATACTTTGACATCAAAACATAAAACGGCTACTTTGGAAATATTTGGAAATAGTGACGATAATCCGTGTGTCTGTAAACATTGCGGTCATAAATATAAGACCATTAGCGGGCTATGGAAGCATGGTAAAAAATGTAGCCAGCAAAATAAAACCCAAATACTTTTAGAAATGATTAAAAAAGATGAAAATGTTAAAGACTACCTTATTGAACAAAATAAACTACTTATATCTCAATTATCAGAACAAAATAAAACATTAATAGAACAAAATACAAAGCTATTTGAAATTGCACAAACTAACAAAGGCGGAAACGTTAACAACCATATTAACAGTCATAACAAATTCAACATCAATGTGTTTTTAAATGAAACGTGTAAAGACGCTATTAATCTAACTGATTTTGTCAACCAAATTAATTTATCCATCAGTGACCTTGAAGAAACTGGAAAACTCGGATATGCTGAAGGAATTAGCCAAGTATTCATCAAAAATCTTAACGGAATTGATTACACTCAACGACCAATACATTGTAGCGATTCTAAAAGAGAAATTCTTTACATTAAAGAAGATGACCAATGGATAAAAGAATCTGATAGCAAGGATAAACTAACAAATGCTATTAAAATTGTCGCCAATAAAAATATAAAACAAATTCCTGAATGGCAAAAAGCTAATCCTAAATATAATGACCCTTCATCTAAACAAAATGATAAATATATGAAAATGCTTTGCGAAGTTATGTCTGGTTCTTCCAAAGAAGAACAACAAAAAAATTATAGTAAAATCATTAAAAACATCTCTAAAGAGGTAATTATCGATAAAGATAATTTGTATTAATTTGTATTAATTTGTAATATCCTGATCTATATTTTCAGAATATTACATAAATGATATGTTTTCCAGTTTTGTTTCCTTATCTAAAAATGTAAAATTCAGCACAAACATCAACAATAATTTCTCGTTTCTAAATTCTTTCCTAACTTTATTAAAAGCTATTAACAACTCATATCTTTTATCTTGTGACAACGTAAATAAACCGTCCTCTATTAGCTTTATTACATCCAATGCATTATATGCCTTTTCATACAACTTTATAACAAATCCTTGTAACTCTGTTTCTGTTGTTTTTGCAGTTATAGATTTTTGTATTTCCTTTTTTAACCATTCATTCCTTTGATTTTTTATATCTGTTAGTTTAAAAGTCTCTTCCAAATTATATTTGTATAAATTTATTGTTTTTCCTTTATATTCCGGCTCCGATATGTATATCTCACAAAATCTCGATAAAATCGGCCTTAATAATTTGTACTTATCTTCAACTATTATAAAAAAACGCGTATTATGACTAAACAACTCTATACAACGTCTTAACGCCGATTGGGCATCCATTGTTAGTTTATCTCCATTTAATAACACTATACTTTTAAAAGTATCTCCACCATTTGAATTTATATGTGTTTTTGCAAAGAACTTTAACTCCTCCCTTATAAATTTTATACCTTTACCGTGAGCACAATTTACATACATCACAAAATCTTTTATTTTTTCTTTGTTTCCATCATATATTAATGAAATGAAGTCATTTACAATTGTGCTTTTACCTGAACCACTTGGACCATTAAAAATAATATTTGGGATTTTATGGATATCATAGAAGTATTTAAGCTTTTCTTTTATATTTTGATGAATATTTAATGTCATTTTCAAACGCTTACTAATATTGAAATAGTGTTTTTATATTTTAATATTACGTATTTATTAATTGTTAGTTATTAATTATTTATCATTTTATACCGCACTAGTTAAACTATGAGTGTAAGGATTTTCCTTGAATGCTGTAAGCAAATCTGGTGCTATACGTTCACATCCCTGACATTCATTATAGTACTGCGGCATATGTGCTTTTCCGTATGTTTGAACAGATGGACCATTACGAATGGTTGCTTGTGGTGCCCATAATCTATTATTTTCACGGTCTGTGTCCAACTTAGACATCGTAACGTTAATTTGTGAATTATAATGTTTCGCATTACCCGGATTTATACGCCCCACAATAGTCTTTTCTTTCGCCTCACTATTTGTTTGTCTATAAACCGCATCATATTGCCTGTTACCGTGGCTCGATGACATACCCATCATTTGTTCGTGGTTTACTGTATCACGCTGGTTCGTAATTGGCTGTTGCTCATTAACCAAATATGCAGCATTATCCTTCTGGCTATTAATATAAGTATTAGGTTGATACAGCGTTGTTTCCTTTATGGTCGTGTTTGGAATATCTCCTGGAGTAGAAACATAGTTTCCTGGAACTTCACCAACACTATTACCATATACACGCATATTACAACTATATTCCTCCTTTCTTGATGGCTTCAATATATCCATCATAGGTGCTATTACTGCTCCAATCGCGCTAGCGAAACCTGTTCCAAAGGTCTGTGGTTGTTGGTTGTTTGCACGATTGTTAGTATAGTTTGTATGACTGTTATGATGATTGTTATGCGATTGATGTTGTAATGGAGCTGTTCTTGATGCGGAAGAAGGACCTGCATCAAATCCCTCTAATTGCATCCTCT